GCTCAACCGCCAGATCTCTGAGACCATGTACCACGCGGCCCTCGAGGCCTCGATGGAGATCTCGAAGGAGCGCGGCGAGCAGATCGCACGTATGGACTATGTGAAACTTCAGTCGGGCGTCATTGCCGACGAGCTGGCCCCGGAGCTCGGTCGCCTGTCCAAGACGTGTGTGGTACGCGCCGAAGAGCTCGAGGCGGACCTGCCCGCCAAGTGGGCCGGCGCCTACAGCACGTTCGCGACGTCGCCGACGGCCAAGGGTGTGCTGCAGTTCGATATGCATGGAATCGATCCGATGTCTGGGCCTGGCAACCGTTATGCAACGCCTTACGACTGGCCCGCCCTCAAGGCCGCCATTCAGGAGCACGGCATACGTCATTCGGTCCTCATGGCCCTGATGCCGACGGCCTCGACGTCTCAGATCATGGGCTCGACCGAGAGCTTCGAGGCGATCACGTCCAACATCTTCAGCCGCCGCACCCTGGCGGGCGAGTTCGTCGTGGTCAACAAGTACCTCGTGAGCGACCTGATCAAGCTCGGCCTCTGGAACAAGACCATGAAGGAGCGCATCATCGCCGGCGACGGCAGCGTCCAGCAGATCAATGAGATCCCCGAGGCCACACGTGCGCTCTACAAGACGGTGTGGGAGATCAAGCAGCGCGTGGTGATCGACATGGCGGCGGCCCGCGTGCCCTACGTCTGCCAGACTCAGTCTATGAACCTGTACGTCGAGGACACGGACCTGGCAAAAATGACCAACATGCACTTCTATGGCTGGAAGAAGGGACTAAAGACCGGCGTTTATTACACGCGTACCCGCCCGAAGGCCAAGACCATGGCGTTCAGCATCGACCCGCGTCTGGCGGCGTCCAAGGGCGTCTTAACGGCCGTTGCCGAGACAAAGCCGACCGAGGAGGAGGTCGCCGCCTGCAGCCGGGAGAACCCTGAGGGCTGCTTGATGTGCAGTGCCTAAGCTGCTTTCACGATAAAACCACGATGATGTCTTTATTTTTGCCACGTTGTTGGGCTATTATTCCAACATTGCTCACTCGTAAAATGTCACGTCAACAGATAGATGGCATAGATAGATTCGATGGCACAGTTGCGTTTGTACGAGGACAACCTCAAGGTGTTGCCTGACGTTGTTGCGACCACCGAAGGCACGTCCAAGGCCTTCAAGGCGAAAGCAAAGGCCGTCGTAGCCAATGATCTGCCCAAGTGGCATCTCTATGCCATCAAGGCAGACGTGGACGAAGAAGCCGAAGACGCCGAAGAAGACGAAGACGAGGAAGACACAGAAGCAGCCGTGTACGCCGGTATCACCCTAGCAAAGCGCCCCGACGACGTGGCCTACATGTACAAGAAGGTTCAGGCAGCGACGGGCTTGAAGAAGGCCGACGTCAATGAGATCCTCTTGAAGCTCTTCGACCATGTACGTATCTTCACCAACTGCGACCTTGTCAAGCAGCTCAAGGCTGGCGCTAAATGGCTCAACCGGCGACTGACAGACGCCAAGTGGATGGCACTGACCGAGCGCCTTTCCAAAAACAAGGGGCAAAGTCAAAGTCATAAGAGTGCCGAGTGGGCTCTGAGCCTCGCATGGGACGCACTCGAGCGACCACCGTGGTGTGCCGCCGACTTCACCGATCGCTCGACCCTGACCAACATGGTGAAGGCAGGCACACACGAGTTCGTGGCCTTTGACGACGCCGCGTACTCCGGGACGCAAAAGGCAACGCAGGTAGGCAACGTGTTTCGTGTGCTTCGGGAAGCTTGGAATGACGAACGCACACACAGCGAAGAGCAGCCAAGTCAGCCGCCCATTACCCTCTACATGGTCATTCCCTTTATGACACAGGTCGCGATCGATCGCTTTAGCCGAATCGGCGAGCACGACCTTGTCAAGAAAGTGGTCAAGAAGGGCTCGATCGAGCTCCAGTACCCCGATGGCCACCGCATCCTCATATGGCTGGGTGGCGTCCTGATGCCGAGTACGATTGAGGTGCTGAAAGGGTTACCTGACATGACAGAGGAGAAGGCCCATGACTTGAGCGCAACCTTCTTGGACAGCGCGGGCTCGCTCTGCATCTTTGAACACAAGGTCCCGGACTACATGTCGTTGCCATGGCTGATCGGCGAGACGTTCCAAAAGCAGATGTGGGACCACTACAAGCATACGCCACCTTACAAGCCGCATGTGGCGCCTTTGTCCCCTATGACTGCGGCTCTTCACCCAACCCGTTCCTTTAAGTGCACACGACCCGAGTCTCCGAGCCCAAGCACGCCGTCTAGTGCATCATCAGGAAAGAGTGATCGTACGATCGCTCGAGTGGACAGCGTGAATGGCGGCACTGGTGGCGAAGCCCGTTACCCTGGCGGCGCAGCCCATTACCCACGTCACAAGTATAACGGCCGCTCCTACAAGCTTCACATCGGCAGTCGCGGCGGGCGCTTTGTCGTTGTGGCCAAAAAGAAGGTGTATGTGTAGAGGAAACTACTATACGCTATGCGCTACGGGGGCCCAGGGCGATTGAGGGCATTCAAGCGGTTTCTAAGTAAGCTTTTCTCGAAGCCGTTTTGGCGTCCGTGAACGCACGGGCCTACTTAGCCCGAGGCAAACGAGGCGCCACGCGACGCTGTACCTTCTTTTTCGCAGCAGCCGCGCCCCCGCCCATGACCACGCGGCGCGCCGCCGTCTTCGGGTCGTCGGTCATGGCCCAGATGTTCATGTTGGTCGCCCAGGCAACTGTCGCCGGGTCCTTACTGAACATGGTGTGAATGTTGGTCAGGGCCGTCTCAGCGTCGATGTTCTCGGTGGCCACGTGACTGTTGGCCATGTACTTGAACTTGAGCTGCAGCTTGGTGATGCCCGTCGCGTACGAGTTGATTTCGAAGGCCAGCTTCTTCACGAGGTCCATGCGGGCATCGTCCGGATCGAAGCCCACCTGCTCGAGCACCTCGATGTCGTCCTTGATGAAATTGTCGAACCACGAATGCAGGTTAACCTCGAGCTCCGCGCCCGGGTGCAGCATCTCGTTGAGCAGGTAGTATGCCACGCGGTTCTGCTCGGGCGTGTTGCCCTCGACGCCCGGCTTCATGAAGCGCATGTAATCGCGGTTTTGCTTGAACAGGGGCACGGTCTCGCGGCTCATGCGGCGCATCTTGAGCAGTAGCTTGAGGCCAAAGGTGTCGCTGGCGGCCCACGGCGCCGCAAGGTCCGCACGAAGCGAATCGCCGGCCTTGAGCGAGAGCAGCAGGGGCTCACGTGCGGCGGGGGTCGTCGACTGAACGAGGACCTTGAGGTACAGGCGCAGCGGGCTCGTGTAGTACTTGAGGGCCAGGATCATGTTCATGGCCGTCTGCGACACGCGGCGATCGACGTAGATCATGACCTTCTCTTGCTTCTTGACGTCGATCTCCTTGGGCTTGCCATCCGAGCCGGAGGCAGAGGTGGATGCCGTGAGCGAGGCCGACAAGGACGGAGGGGTGCTCTGCGATAGACGCACCTTGCGCTCCAGACCGGCCAGGTCGGACAGATGGTCGCGGGACGACGCCGCCGAGGACAACGAGGATGCCGAGGAGGAGTCCATGGACGCCTCGACCATGTCAAGCATGGCCATCTCGGACTGATACTTGGTAAGTGTGGCGAGCGAGGCCATGATTTAAGAGAGCACAAGCTAAGACGGTTTACCCTTCGGTGTACCCTTCCGATTCTTCTTACTATCTACTGCACATATATAGTAGGGAAAGCCTTAAGCCGGTGTTCGCGTAGCAGGCTAGGCAAATCGCATGGACCCCCATCCTCACATTCCCATCATCTTCGTGATCGATTGGGATGGCACGATCGCGGGCAAGGTGGACTTCCAGAGCCATCGGTATTCCATGCAGCTGCTCCTCAAGAAGTATGGTTACCATTTGGCCAAGGGGAGTTCGCAGCAACCACCAACCGCCTTCTACCCGGGCCAAGGCTTGATCCGACCGGGCCTCGTGGAATGGATGGGCGCCATGCAGCAGATGTACCAGAACAACTGCTACTTCTTCATCTATACGGCCAGCGAGCGCAAATGGGCGACCCAAGAGGTCGGCTGGATCGAGCGCACGCACGGCATCAAGTTCGCCCGGCCGCTCTTTTGCCGCGATGATTGCTTGGTCGACGGCAGCGGCAACTACAAGAAGTCGCTGACCAAGATCTTTCCGCGTGTGTGCCGGGTCGTGGCAAAGCGTACGCCGCTCACCAACCGCGAAAAGCAGTACATGTTGGACAAGCGCACCCTGGCCATCGACAACTCCAACGTGTTTAACGAGACGGACAAGTGCCTGTTGTGCCCCACGTACGGCTACGCATTCTATGAGGACCTCTTGGACGGGTTTCCGAAGGCTGCCTTGGCGCACCCGGTCGTACAACAGCATGTTCTGAGCTTGGTGAACGAGGGGCTGGTTTGCCCGCCTCATGGACTGACTGGAGGCGTGGGAGGAGGCGGCGGGGTCGGAGGAGCGGGCGTCGGTGCGTCCATGCATCAGATGTTTGCCAAGTACCGGTGGTTGGCCGTCAAGTGCAAGTCGATCGTCGATGCCAATGCGGCCTTTGAGGGCGATCGGTTCTGGAAGGTGATGTCCAAGCTGCTTCTTAGGAACAATATCATTGAGTTCACTCCGAGCGTGGTGAGGCAATTGACGAAGCTGGTTTGGAAGCGGTCGGCGCCTACTTAAACAACGAGTGTATCTGTAAGGCTAGTAGAGGTAGTCGCCTGCCGACACAATGAGTAGCCTGATCCTCGCCTTCGACATTGGCATTAAGAACCTATCCGTGGCTGCCGTCAGCCAGAGCACAAGAAATCCCACAACGGCGATCATTCACGCATGGCGCCTTTTGCCTTTAATGCCGGAGGGGCGGAAGACCAAGCCGCCTCAAGAGCAGCTTATGGTTACGTTGTTTAACCATTTAGATGAGCTTGTTGAGGAGCTTGAGGACAGCGAAGCGGGTGTTGAAGGCATAGAGGTCATTATTGAGAATCAACCCCGTTTGAATGGTGTAATGAAGACCGTACAGACGTGGATCCAAACGTACTTCATGTTGCGCAAGCACTGGTTGATTGGCATGCAGGCCGTGGCGAGTGTGCACCTTGTGAGCGCCAAGCAAAAGCTGGTGGGTCACGACCACGAGCCGATCGGGGCCAAGGGTGAGGTTGGGTCGTACCGATGGAACAAGACGGCGGCGGTGGCGATCACACAGGCTTACATTGGATCGGGGTCAGCATGGTTTTGTCAGATGTTTGCTGAGAGCAAGAAAAAAGACGATTTGGCAGATGCGTTGCTGCACGCGGTTGCTTGGATGCGGCGGCAGGGGAAGATGGTTGGTGAGTGCAGTGGTGTGCTCTAGTTGTTTTTGTTGATTGAATGGTAGGGGTTTACCGTTTAGTCATGTCGAGCAAGTTGTTTGTGGACCCACTTGATGGGAATGTGGGGATTGGGACGACGGTGCCACAAGCGAAGCTGCATGTATCGGGGAAGGATATGTACATTGGGGAACACACGGAGTATGCGAGCTATGTGAGTAACAGCAGTAACGTATGGCCGCCGAGCGCAGATGGGCGGATCAACGGCGTGAACATCACGGCGCTGAACAAGCGGACGAGAACGAGCTATGCGAGCGCAGTGGAGTGTGTGAAAACTTGGACGTTGCGGGCGTCTGCCGCCGATATTCAATGGTGGTCGGTGTGTTGGGCAAGCGAACTGTCTCTGTTCGTCGCCGTTGCAATTAGTGGTGCGGGCAACCGCGTCATGACAAGCCCTGACGGAGTAACCTGGACGGCGCGAACGTCCGCCGCCGATAATAACTGGACATCGGTGTGTTGGGCAAGCGAATTGTCCTTGTTTGTCGCCGTCTCAGATACCGGCACTGGCAACCGAGTTATGACGAGCTCGAATGGAATCACTTGGACAACACGAGTTTCTGCAGCCAATAATGGCTGGCAATCGGTGTGTTGGGCATCCGAACTTTCATTATTTGTCGCCGTTGCAGCTTCCGGCACGGGCAATCGCGTCATGACGAGCCCCGACGGAGTGACCTGGACGGCGCGGACGTCTGCTTCCAATATTAATTGGCTCTCTGTCTGTTGGGCCCCCGAATTGTCCTTGTTTGTCGCCGTCGCAAACTCCGGCATGGGCAACCGCGTAATGACGAGCCCGGATGGAGTGACTTGGATGATGCGAACGTCCGCCGCCGATAATAGCTGGCGCTCGGTGTGTTGGGCTCCTGAACTTTCCTTGTTTGTTGCAGTCTCAGAAACCGGCGCGAACAACCGCGTCATGACGAGTTCGGACGGAGTGACCTGGACGACGCGAGCGTCCAACGATAATAACTGGTATTCGGTGTGTTGGGCGCCTGAACTTTGTTTGTTCGTCGCCGTTGCATATAGTGGCACGGGTGACCGCGTCATGACAAGCCCGGACGGAGTAACTTGGACTATGCGGGCGTCCGCAGCCGATAATGGCTGGATCTCGGTGTGTTGGGCCGCCGAACTATCCTTATTCGTCGCCATTGCATTTACAGGCACGGGCACGGGCAACCGCGTCATGACCTCCGCCATCGGCATGCCAAACTCGAAAAGCGTCGTGAAGGCGCTGCCGAGTCAAATGACTGTTTTGCCGAATGGGAATGTGGGGATTGGGACGACGAATCCATCACAAAAATTACATGTTAATGGAAATATGCAAATAAATTTACCTTCCTCAGATCCTGTATATCTTAATTTGTCACAAAATGCACTAAATGTTTTTGGTTTAGCAACTACTCCATCTGTTACCGGATCCGGAACCCTGTCTGCAACTTGCCTTTTATGTACAGACACCCCTTATAATGCAAGTAGTGGAGCTAGCATTGGCTTTGTTGCACCAGGGTTTAACTTTGGCGCAGGTGAAAAGTATCTTATGCACGGTCGAATATCAGGAGTCCAACAAGGAGGAACAAATGGTTATCAAGGAGCTCTAACATTTGAAACACATGTTGAAGCTACTCTATTTGAACGTTTGCGAATTAGTGCAAATGGTAATGTTGGAATAGGCACTTCCAATCCACTAGATAAACTTCACCTCACTGGAAATATTGCGATGACAGGGAGCACCACTTATGTTCGCAATACAACCCACGATCTTCGCATTGGTGGGCAAGGGGCTGTATACATAGTAATTAATAATATTGTTGATTATGCATTCAATGCAGGAGGGCTTGTACCTCAAGTTGATAATACTCGCGTTTGTGGAACAACTCTTCAACGCTGGTCACAAGTTGCTGCTGTGAATGGAACTATTCAAACATCAGACGAACATCTTAAGGACTTCACAACTTTGACATATGGCGTTAAAGATGTTATGAATGTAGAAACAATAAAGTATAAATGGAAGTCTCAAGCAGATCTAAATGATGATGATCCAAAAAAGAATTATGAGTATTACGGATTTAAAGCACAAAATTTGAGTCGTATTTTCCCTGAACTTGTTTATGATGAAACTGAAATACTTCAAGTCAACTACAGTGAAATGGTTCCTGTGTTAGTCAATTGCATAAAAGAAATGCATGTTATGATTCTGATGTTACAAGAACAAGTAAAAGCTTTAGAAAGTTCAAATCTTAGATAATAAATGTGCTGTGTTGAAGAGCCGGGTTCCTGTTCCCGTGTTCGGTCACGTCAAATTCCTTTTCGAGTATTTTTACGACTTCGACATTTAGCGACGATATCAAGTTTACATGATTAAACCCGTTTATGTAAACGACCTCTGAAAAACAATAAAATAACATAAGATTATTGCAGAAATTAGATACGCTAGATAATACTCAATCCTCGCCCTCCCAATCGTCCTCCGCCTTATCATCGTCACTCGCCTCCTCCTCATCCACCTCTTCTTCTTCTTCGTCTTCTTCCTCCACTCCTCCCTCGTTTTTCCCTCCCTCCGGCCGCAGCGCCGCCAAGAGTTTCCGTGCATCGGCATTCAGCACAGTCTTAGGTGCCACCTTTCCGCCGACAACACCGTCCTCGTCGTCGTCCTCGCTGTCCGAATCTCCATCAATAGATGACACCTCCTCGGCATCTCCATCATCGCCACCCTCAGCCCCTCCACCGTCCACAGAGCCGCCATCGTCCAGTATGTCCGTGTAGTACAACGGGTTCTTCCGTTCCTTGACGACTCTGCCGATGATCGAGATCTTGGAGTCCTTTAGCTGGTAGCGCTTACCAAGCACCTCGACCAGGATGTCATCGCCGACCTTCAGGCTGTCGAGGTCCACCTCGCTGCTGATGCCTGCACTCCGACGTGGGATCAGGATGTCCAAGATGCCGTCGCCGTCCGCTAGCACACCAAGGTTGTTCGATGCCTTGACCTTGGCGTCCACCACCATGCCGGTCGTCGGGTTGCAGACGTCGCCCATGACGCACACCTCGAACCGTGTATGCCCATTGAAGTGCGGCTTCATGAAGGACCCAGCGGACCTGGACGCGAGCGCCAGCGTTCCCGGCTTGACGTAGCCGAAGCGCGAACATACACCCTCGAACTTGGCCTTCAACTTGGATGCGATCACCTCTACGAAGGACTCCGTCAGCTCGGACGGCGCAAGCTGCACGTGCGTCTTGAACCGAATCGGGAAGTACATGCTGGTGGCCGCCATTTCTGCTTACTTGTGTGGCCTCGGCCAGCCTCTTCTATCCATATGGCACGAGTCTTTAAATCAATTTTTGGGGTTAAGCCTTTCCCGTTAGGGGCGACCGTTAGGTCGCCTTCCCGTTAGGCCTGACCGTTAGGTTTCCAGTAAGGCGGGTACATCATCTGCATCCGACCTGCCTTGCGATCCAGCGCCTGCCCAATGACCCCGCATATCTGCTTACGCTTCTCGAGCTGCTCACGTGTCTCTGCGTCAAGGCTGTCATAGAGGCCCGGTGCCACCGTGTTCAACAGGACCTTCAAGTCCGACAGAGTCCGCGTCTCGCACAGAGCCCCACGTTGATTGCCCTTCAGCGTATCGGTCGTCAGCAAGTGAAAGTCGAGCTTTGCATCCGGCTCGGCACGTCGAACATCACGCTTGAGCGCAAAGTACCCGACGACATCGATCAGGTACTTCACTTTCATGGGAATGTCCTTGAAGGTCCGCGCGGCACGTACGGCATCTGTCTGTGCTTGGCTGGCCCGCTCGAACGTGTCAGGTGTGTGTTGCTTGGGGTAAAAGACGTAGATCTCGAGCTCTTTACGTGGGGTGAATATGTCGATGTACCCGACGTACCCGATGTACCCCTTAGCATTGGACTTCGACTTGACGTCCATTCCTATAAGGATGCCCTCCTCCTTGAAGATCGCCGATACACGCTCCAGTTCAGCAGGCAACGCGCCCTTTTCGCGAGTCAGTCGAATGATCCCTTCTACCAAGCCTATGAAAGTTGGTCGCGTCATGATGCTGAACAACGTGAACTTGGCGGCAATCGGATCTTCAGGCAACAGCCTCACTTGGCCGATCAAGATCTCCATGGACGGCTTGGGTGCGGACTGACTTGTGGACGGGCCTGCGCTTGCAGCTTCCGCCTTTTCCGTAGGACGTACCACAAGCAGACGTTGCCCGGACTCTCGAATGCCCGTCTTCACGACAACCAACGTGTCCCTATGCAGCGCAAGCATGTGGCCTTCTACGAACTCGGGCGTGTCGACGGCCTTTGCAATAGCAAGACGTACGATGTGCTTTGGGAACCCGAGGGCCTTCTCGATGGTCGAAAGGGTGAGCTTCCCACCGGTCCCTTGTGACTCACGTACGCTTTCGCGCACAAGCCCCGCCAACCGAGCCAAGGCCGTCGGCATCACGATTTCGTCCCCAAAGGTGAGTGCCTTACCAAACGTCGGAGCCACAGCTACATTGGTTTCAATACCAAGGGTCGTCTTACACTTGGGCTTCTCGGCCGCATCGTCCCCAAACGCCCACTCTAGCCGAGTGCCTTGCGACGTACGCAACTGTGCCTTGAACCCGAAGAGCTCCTTGGGGATGTAGTTGGCGTCCAGGTTCAAAGCACAGTCCATGGCCCGGTTGCGCAACACTTGCTCCACGATCTTGACCTGCCCCTCCTTCCGGCTCGAGATCTCATAGGCGTGCTCGTCGGGCGTTTGCTTGCTGCCCGCATCGAGTGCATCGATGGCACAATGTAGGTACACCGTGACATTGCGATCCTCGATATCGAGCCCTTGGTGGCTGCACGTACGCACCGCACGCCCAATGACCTGCTCCACCTGGTGCATGTGGTACCATGGCTCCAGGATGTGGACCTCACGTACGTTCTTGAGGGTCAGACCCTCGCTCGCAATCTGCGTTAGGAGCACAACCTTGACGTTGGTGCCGCTGCGGTTCTCGGGGGCATTGACGCTCGTAAGGATATCTGCGATGGAGCGCCGGCCCATGACCTCAGCGGTGCCCGAGAGAATGGCGTACGTCAGGCCCTTCTTCTTGGCTTTGCTCTTGACAACGCCACCTCCGGCCCCAAGCAGGTTATTTTCGCCGAAGCGGTTGTACCCGATGTGCTCAAGTGCAATGGCCAATGGTACGACGCCGCTCCACACGTACTCGCTGTAGACCATGACGATGCCCTCGGCGTTCTGGATAAAGTCAACGATGCGTTGGAGCTTGGCGGCACATGCACCGAGGCCTTCGGCCCCTTGACCTGGGGCACCTTGACCTGGGGCTCCTGCTCCCGGACGTAAAGCATTGACGTGCGTCGCATACTCGACGTGCAAGCTCTTCAGGTCGGGCCGCTCGATGCTCTTGAATACTTGAAAGAAGCCCTTGCGACCAATTGTTCCCGTCGGGTATGTGATGTTGGTTCCTTGCATGAGCTGGGTTTGGGCGGCGTTTTCGCTTGGGATAACACTCGACCCGTCTGCCTGTGCGTTAAGCTGCGCGTTAACCTGCGCGTTAGGCTGCGCATACTTCGGCATATGCTCGACCCACCACTTCTTCTGTACGGACCCAAGGATCGACGGTACCACACCGTCCCGTATGTGGCTAGTCCACTCACGTTGCTCGACGGTCAGCAATTGTGTTCCATTGACAGAGGGCGAAAGACGCGGGGCGAACGTGATAGGATTGGCACCCTTGAGGAACGACACGTACTCGGCGGTGAGCTGCTCGAGCTGCTTGAAGACCTCGACGTTCCTCCCCTTGGCAGATCGGAACAACTTGACACCATCGGCAAACGGCGACGTCCGGCCATCGTTTGCCAACATCAAGTCCATGAGGCCGAGGATCTCTGCGGGCTCGTTGAACATAGGCGTCGCTGACAGCAACAGCAGCCGATTGCCGCTTCCACGTCGTAGTGCCGCCGCAAACGCAGGGATGTCGTTGCGTACGTTGTGGGCCTCGTCGACAATGATGACCTTGTCTTTAATAACTGTCGGTCCCTCGAGCAGACTCTGGAGCCCGTCGTAGCTAATGAAGCGGTAGCGCGACTCGATCAGTGCCTTCATACGTCGGCTCAGTATGGCCGGCTCGAGCGTATCGGCATTGGGAAAGAAGCGGGTGTAGAGGTCACCTGTGCAGGCAGCGCTGCCCTTGGCCGCCGAATAGATCTCGCCCGTAAAAGACCGTTGCAGTGCCGGCGATGCCACGACCCATATGGACGGCTCGGCCCCGCCCGCCCTGGCACTCCGGACCCTGTGCGTCTTCAAGAAGGCCTCGGCGAACGTGATGGCCGAACAGGTCTTGCCTGTGCCGAGGCCGTGGTACAGAAGCAATGACCGATAGGGCGTGCGGCTTGATAGGTACTGTGCTGCAATGTATTGGTAGAGGTACTTCTCAAAGGCACCACACTGTGCTTTGGACAGGCGCTTGTAGTCGGCCTCTGTGGCCATGGGCTGAGTGGCAGGGGACCGTAGGATCCGGAACTCCGGCCTCGACACGACGTTGATGGCAAAGTCGGAGTCGCCTTGAATGGGGAACGTGGGAAACGTGGGAAACGTGGGAAACATGGATGGGAACCAGATCGACGCCTTTCTTACTTGAACCTTGCAAAAGAGTATCGGATAGTATATGCTACATACCCAATTTTTGTTATCAGCAAAAAGAAGAGACGCCGGCGCCGCCAGCATGGCCTCAACATGCCTTGAGAGCGACGTGATCAAGCTGCGCCCTGAGCAAAAGGCTGTCGCGTCCTACCTTCTAGACAACCACGGCATCCTTGCCATTCACAGCACGGGCACCGGAAAGACGCTCACATCTGCGGCGGCCGCGGCGTGCTTGGTCATGTCCGGTCAAGTCGAGCACGTGGTCGTCCTCGCCAAGAAGTCCGCACTCTCGCAGTTTGAAGCCGAGGTCCGACGCTATTGGGGTGACCGCGCTCCCATACCCCTCTTATGTACGACCCACCAACAGTTCTTCACGAAGAACGCCAAGGACGTCGTACCGTCCAAGACCTTCATGATCGTCGACGAGGCCCACGAGTTCACCAATCCGCTCGCCGCCGGCACCAAACGCATCCTGAAGTTTTCGCAAGCATGTCACCGCATCTTACTCCTCACAGCCACGCCCATTGTCAACACATCCTACGACCTCGCGCCCCTCATTGCGATGGTCCGCGGAGCACCCGTGTTGGCCCGCGCCGCATTCGAAGAGATGCTTGCAAAGCCTTCAGCCTTCAAAAAGTACTTCAAGGGCGCCGTTCACGTCAACATGATCGACAAGAACGCCGACCCGCACTACCCCCACGTCAAAGTGCACAAAGTGGCGATTCCCATGGGGCCGACCACTGCAAAACAATACGCCGTCGAGGCGAAGAAACACATGCCGTTCGACATCAACCTCCGGCAACTCTCGCTCGGGTACGGTGAGTGCGAGAAGTGCGCGTGGCTGATGCGGCACATCAAGGATTGGATTGCCCGCGGCGAAGGTAAGATCCTCATTTACACGGCTTTCCTAGGACGGGGCAGCGTCCTTCTCACCAAGCTGCTCAAAGAGAGCGGCGTCAACACGCTCCTCATCGACAGCAAGGCCAACGGCGGCGTTCGCCACAAGGCTGCGCTCTTGTTCAACAAAAACAGCGAGCCCGACGCGGACGAAGAGCGCGACCTGCGCGACCTTGTCAAGTCGCAATCGAAGACAAAAGTGGGGACGCGGTGTGGCGAAGATCGCGTCATGCTCGTGAGGGAGAGCGAACCCCTCCGGGCCAAAAAAGAAGCAGGCAAGCAAAGCTACGCGTTTTCTTGGACATCGCCAGACGGCAAGCCAAAGAAGCTCACCCCTACTGAACAAGCGTATGTGAACGAGCTCGTCATTCCACCGGCATGGAGCCCTGCCGAAGTGTGCAAGAAAGGCGACAAGTTGGCGTGGGTCGCACAAGACAAGAAGGGCAATTGGCAATACAGGTACACTGCAGAATGGCAAACTCAGCAAGAGTACAAGAAGATCCTTCGGCTAAAGGAACTCACTAAAGCCTTCTGGAAGAGGCTGAAAAGCACGACCGACCGCCATCTCAAAGGCTCGACTTGGAACGAGCAGAAACTCCTGGCCGTCGCGACAAAGGTCATGGAGACATGCCACTTCCGTGCAGGGACGCGCGATAATGGGGACGACAAGGATGACGAAGACGATGACGAAGACGAAGACGAGGATGAGGCCGAGGCCGATGCGCGACCCGCGGCCGCGCCCAAGAAACACTACGGCCACTATGGCCTCATGACCCTCCAGTCGCGCCACGTCAAGGTTGAGCCGTCGAGCGTCCAAATCAAGTTTATTGGCAAGTCTGGCAAGACGAACACATGCGAGCTTACCACCACCACCCATGGGCCTCTCGTGAACGCCATGCGCGAGCTTGCCCTTGCGCAATTATCTAAGCGCAAGAACGCCCCGTTCTTCATGGGCACGAACGCCGCCCAGCTCCGCAGTTACCTAGCAGCCATTCAACCCGGCGTGCGGCCGAAAGACTTCCGCACGTACTTTGCCAACTACACGCTCCTTGACCAGCTCCGCACAGCGCCGCTCCCTCACGAACAGACGCCGCGGCAACGGTCGGCCCGCATGCGCGAGGCCACGCTCATCATCTCGAAAGGGCTCAACAACACGCCCGAAGTGAGCAAGAGCTCGTACATCTTCACGGGCTTCTGGGTGCTATATCTCACGGACCCCATGCAGTTCAACCGCGTCCTCGCCAAGCTGCCGTCAGATGCTCCGACGGTCGACGTCCTTACCGCTTTTGTAAAGTTCTTCGACGAAAACGCCATCGACTGGCAGACGATGCTGAAGCGGTTCAAAGAGTCCGGCGGCATTGCGGACTTCACGGGCCTCGCCAACGTCTTGCTCATTACAGACGCCGGCGCAGAGTCCATCGACTTGAGCGGCACACGCCACATCGTCTTCATGAACCCGACATGGACGCCCGCACTCGAGGCCCAAATCATAGGCCGCGGCCAACGCTACGACTCGCACGCCGCCTTGCCCGAATCGCAGCGCACCGTTCATGTATGGAAACTGTTCCTCGACTACCCCAACAAGGAACCCGCCGTGGAGCGCCACATGGAAAACTTGGTAAGGGACAAAGAGGCGGAGCAAAACCGCATTTACAAGGGGTTGACCCTGTTAAACGTGTGAGGCTCCTAAACGCCCACATTCATTTGGTGGTTACCGATCACTTTCGAGTTCGTAGAGAACTGGTTGTCGGCGCACTCGATCTCGATCGTGAACGAGTGGTCGACCGAGTTGAAGTCGACCAGGCTGCCGTCGTGGTACTTCCACGTGATCGTGAGGCGGTCGAGTGTCGCAATCGGCGCCTTGAGCGTCGACGGGTTCGAGATGCACGCCTTTTGGTCCAGGAAGCCGACCGAGAACGGCGTCTCCGACTTGGACAGCGGCATCTTGGCAAATGCCCGGTTGCCACTCTCGCCCGTCGTGTCAACCTGGTTGATCTCGTTCACGTCCATGACGAGGTAGCGGTGCGGTACGGTGTTGACGATACGCGGGGGCCGGACGGTCTGTACGCCACCCACGAGGGCACTCACTGCGGCCACCTTGTTGAAGCCCAGGAAGAAGGCGAGGCCCCATTGGCTCGAGGCGCTCGACGCCCCGGTCGCCGCATTGACCGTGAAGCTCGAAGCGCCATTGCTGAACGTGAGCGTGTTGGTCGCGGCATTGAGGGTGACCGTCATGCCCGAGAAGCCGGCTGCCTTGGCTGCAGTCTCGACGGCCGCAGCGAGCGTTGCCGGCGTGTAGTTGCCATCGGGAATGGTCACGGCCGTGCTACCGATCGTAATAGTCGTGTTGCCGAGGGCCGCCGTGAAGACATAGAAGCTCGCGGGGATCTCGGCGCTCAGCAGCCGCACGCCGATCACGTTCTTGTAGGTATTGGGCATACGGAGCTGGTATGCGTTCGGTGTCGGGTAGGCGTCAAAGCTCCGGTCCGCAGAGTCGCATAGGACAACGTGACGGTAGGACTGCATTGCGGCGTCCTCTACTCTATTCTTGCGTGTCCAAAAAAATCAGTCGAATCAAACCAACGGTGTTTGCTTTAGAACAAAAAGAATAGGTGTGCTCTATATGAGCTTGACCTGTCGTTTGTAAATGTCCGCACACACCGCCGTGTCGTAGCGTGCATCGTGGGCCTGACCCGGCGCCTCACAATCGAAGAGCTCTCGGTACAGGTCGAACAGCTTGGGCCACTTGCGGCAGCGGCCCCGTTTGTCCTCGGTGCCCTTTACTGCCGTCTTCATCGTACAATGCTTACGCATGCCCTCGATCTTGGCCGCCAAGGACATACGGCCCGCACGAATGGCCTCGCTGCGTAGGACGGCCTCGTCGAACTCGATGTTGTGAGCCACGAGAACGGCCTCAGGGTACATGTCGAGCACAAACTCGAAGTAGTTCAGCACGTCATTGAGGGACTGGCCCTTGGCAAGTGCGTCCTCGTGCATGATGCCGTGAATGGCAGAGGAGTCCGGCGGTATGACGTAGCCGACGGGCTTGACGATCGCATTGAACGGTTGCGGCTGCACCGATGCGCGGCCTTCGATCACGACTTGCCAAGCGAGCTGGACGAGACGGCAACCCTTCCACTCATCTATAAGTCCATTGATCTTGTCAGCATTCACCTTACGCGTCCATGGCGGTAGGCCCGTGGTCTCGGTGTCGAACACGATGGCTGGCAGGGCTGCTAGCTCAGAGCAGACCGTAGGCCCCCGGGCCGTAGGAACATTTGTTAGAGACTCCTGGACCCTTTTGGCCGGGGGACTGGACTCCTTGGTACTTAACTGGGACGCCCCCGTGGCCTTTGGACTGGATGCCATGGAAAGGCGAGATGGGTACGATGGGAACGATGTAGTTGGAGAAGCCGTAGACGAATCGCTCGCCAGGTATCCAAGGCGCTGCGTCGGGACGCAGGAAACCGCTGGACGTGCCCTCCTTTTTTACACATGCCGTCGCTACCCCTAAGTCCCCACCGGCTGTAGCGACGCCGGCCTGGGTGATGACGCTGTGCGCCGACCGGAAGAGCGCCTTACGCTCGCGGTTGTGGTTGCGGATGCGGTGCATCACGCCGTCGGCCGGAAACCACGCGACTTGGCGGACCTCGCGTGCCTGGTTGATGTTGTTGGGATCCACGATCATGGACTTCTCGTTGCCGACGCCCACGAGCTGGGCCACGTAGTAGACATGGCGATACAGAACCTGATTGGTGCCATAGAAGATCTCTTCGAAGGGCTGAATATCCTTGCGCAGCCGTACGTCGTCTTTGCGGTAGCACGTCTCCTCGCAGAACTCGCGAATGCCGCAGTCGACGTCGTCCTCGCGCAGCCGGCGCCGGCCCTTGGGGAAGCCCCACTCCGGCTCGGTGTAGGTCGTCGTCGATGCCCGGATCAGCTTCTCGAGGGACACGAAGGTCGGCGGGGCCACGGCGCCGCCCTGGCCGCGTACCGTGAACCCCTTGAACAGGGTGTCGAACTTGGACCGCGCCTCATAGTACTCCTGCGTCTGCCTCGGAATGAAGGCCTGATACCATACATGGTTCCATAGGTCATTGAAGCTGCTGCTCATGAGGAGCGCACGTTCGCCCTGCGTCATATGCGAGAGCAGTTGGCTCACGTAGGTCACGTCATTGACGTCGTACTTGCCCCGAATGAACTCCATGAAGGAAAGGCTGTCCTTTCGCTGGATCATCAGGTACTCGGTGGCCCCGTTGTCGCGGTTCACCCTGTAACAGATGATCCCGAAGCTCATGATGGGGTGCGGACAGTCCTTGTAGAGGTGGCCGATCAGACCGCAATTGCGGCATGTGTGCATTTTAGGCAAGAACCCAGGTGGATGCCCCCGTTCTGACTCCATATTGTGGTGCGTCGTGTTGGTTGCTGTTGCAGCGCTCGGGGCGGAGAGGGGCGTCGATTTCTTCACTTCGATATGTTGCCTAAACCTTTAAGCCGGGGGTGACATTCCGTGCGCCGCCTCGCTAGCGCTCTGTTCACTTCGCGCTACCCGCCGGGTAACACTAATGCCGGGGGTGCGTCCCCGTGCGCCGCCTCGCTAGCGCTCTGTTCGCTTCGCGCTACCCGCCGGGTAACACTAATGCACAATCGACGTCAAGCCCGACACTCCCCGTCAAGCCCGACAATCCACGTCAAGCCCGACAATCCCCGTCAAGCCCGACATACCACGTCAATCCCGACACTCCCGGTCAAGCCAGACAATCCATGCGAAGCCATCCACGTCAAGCCCGACAATTCACGTCAGGCCCGACACACCACGTCAAGCCCGACAATCCACGTCAGGCCCGACACTCCCCGTCAGGCCCGACATACCACGTCAATCCCGACAATCCCGGTCAAGCCAGACAATCCATGCGAAGCCATCCACGTCATGCCCGACAATCCACGTCAAGCCCGACAATCCACGTCAGGCCCGACAATCCACGTCAAGCCCGACAATCCCCGTCAAGCCCGACACTTCCCGTCAGGCCCGACAATCCATGCGAAGCCAGCCCGTCATGGTATGTATGGTACGTTGTGCCAAATATTGTAGTGCTATAGTAACGGTAAACAACCAACGTAGAAACCCATGGGCATTGAGCCGCGCATTTGGGGCCCGCACCTGTGGACGGCGCTGCACCTCATATGTGAGGCAGCGCCTGCCCAACTAACTGGCGAGCAGCGCACGCACTATGCCGCCTTCTTTCAGCACCTTGCGCACGTGTTGCCATGTGGCAAGTGCTCGACGCACCTACAGACCATTTTGTCGACGACGCGGCCCCTCGGCACCTCGATCACCACACGTGAGCGACTCGTCGATTGGTGCATCGGCCTGCACAACGACGTGAATGCCGATCTGGGCGCGGCGGCCATGTCCCTCGACGACGCCCGGCGCCATTGGTCGGCCGTTGCTGCTGGCAAAAAGCCCGCGTTCCCTCACGTGTGCGAGGCGTGCGGTGGCCAAGCGGCTGCCCCTGTGGCGACGAGCGGCGATGCTTCCAACATGAAGTGGTTCTTTGGCATCAGTGGGCTCGCTATAGGGATCGTGGCGACCATGGCTGTTGTGACGGCGCTTCGTAAGTAGGTGGCGTGTGCGTGCCTTTCTTTTTGATATTCTTCGTGGTGCCCGACAATCCATGCGAAGCCATCCCGTCATACCCAACAGACCATGCGAAGCCATCCCGGTTAGGCCCGACAATCCACGTCAAGCCCGACAATCCCCGTCATGTCCGACAATTCACGTCAAGCCCAACAGACCATGCGAAGCCATCCCCGTTAGGCCCGACAATCCCCGTCAAGCCCGACAATCCACGTCAAGCCCGACAATCCCCGTCAAGCCCGACAATCCCCGTCATGCCCGACAATCCCCGTCATGCCCGACAATCCCCGTCATGCCCGACAATCCCCGTCATGCCCGACAATCCACGTCAAGCCCAACAGACCATGCGAAGCCATCCCCGTTAGGCCCGACAATCCCGGTCAAGCCCGACAACATCCCAAAGGACCCGAGGACCCCTTTCAGACAAAAGTTAATGCTATATGGGAAAAACCGACTTTTATATAAAAAATCGGTCCGATAGAAATGGATATTTCGTGGTGCACTTTGACGAGAGGGTCCTTGGTGGATTTGATGCGAAGCCATCCCTAAGAGCCCTGTCAAGCCCGACAATCCCCGTCAAGCCCGACAAGCCATGCGAAGCCAGTCCGTCAAGCCCGACAATCTATGTCAATCCAGACAATCCAGACAATCCAGACAATCCAGACAAACCAAAAAAATTAGCTAATACCCAAAGGGTAGCGCGAAGCGTGATCGCGCAGCGATGGCGGGGCACGGAGCCGCAACTTCGTTTAGAAGGCAGCGAAGCCACCGCTCACGAAGCCCTCCGGCTCCTCCTCCTCGGCAGCGAACGCCTCCTTCTTGGCGTTCACGAACTTCTCCTTGGGGCCCATGGCGTAGTTGGAGAAAGGCTCCTTCTTGGGCTTGGGCATGGTCATGGCCTCAGGGCCAGCGGCGCCAGTGGGCATGTCGGCGACCGACGGCGGCGGCATGGCCGGGGCCTCCGGGGCAGCGGCGCCCTTGAGCATAGGAGCCACGGCCTCGCGCATCTTCTTGGCGGCCTCCTCCATGGTCTCGAAGTACTCGGCCGTGGCCATGTTGGCGGCCTTGGCGGAGTAGCCCTCAACGTCGGCGATGATGGAGCGCGACGTCGAGAAGCTCATGGTCGCAACCACCACGAGCATGATGCAGTAGGCGATCAGGATGACCGAGACGATCCAGGCGTAGACGTTGCACCACCACTTGGAGTGGATGCCGGTCTTGGCGTCGCGGAAGCCGGCGCCCGTGACGACGCACGTGATCTGGAACAGGGTCAGCAGGATGGTGGGCAGCGATAGCAGCACCAGCAGGAGGACCACGGCGATCTTCTGGCTGAACGCGATCTTCTCCTTGCCCGCCAGGATGTAGATGGCCACGAAGGCGATGGTCAGTAGGATAAAGATACCGGCCAACTTGGATTGGGGGGCACCGACGAAAATGTCGCCTAGAGACATCATTGTTTTGGAGCTGTGCTGTGTTCTATTTCCATCATAGATAAAAAGCAAGCCAAGCAAAAAAGGAGGCTGCGGCCCAACTTAAGGGACTAGCGTTGCCTACTTAACATTCCGTTCGTATCGGTTGTCCGTTCAGAACACAAAAGAGTAAAGAGAAAGAAGCCATGGGCATCCCCTACTACTTCTACGTGATCTGTCGGGCCCACGATGGCATCTTGCGTTCGACGCCCCCGGCCAACATACAGGAACTCTACATGGACTTCAACGGTGCCGTGTACCAGGCGGTGCATAAGTTGGCTGCTGCCGGGGCTGTGGTTACCGGCGCGCCCACCCAGGTGAACGATGAGTCGGTCTGCGCCGAGACCATGGCCTACCTGAGCTGGCTGGTGGACACCGTCAAGCCCAAAGGAGAGGTCGGCGTGTGCCTCGATGGCGTGGCGCCCCGGGCCAAGATGGTCCAGCAGCGCAAGCGGCGCTACATGGGCATGTTTGACCGGATGCTACGGAAGTCAGACACAGATGCCTGGGACACGTGCGCCATCTCGCCTGGCACGCCCTTCATGGCCACGTTGGCCGCGACCCTGCGTGCCTACGTGACGACGGTGCCTTGGGCCGATCGGGCCTGGGTGTCCCCGGCCGATGAGCCGGGCGAGGGTGAGCACAAGATCTTCAAGAGGCTGAGTCGTACGTATAGCGGTGCTGCGACGATCATCTACGGTCTCGATGCCGACCTGATCATGTTGTCCCTCGTGGCGCACCGGCCCGACATCTACTTGATGCGGGAGCCGCAGCAGCAGGCCAAAGGCACTGCCCCCACAGCTGATAGCGTAGCCTCAAACAGCCCCTTCCTCTACGTCGACATCACGGCCCTGCGCCGCGGCATCTTGTCCGACGTCCACACGCACTATGGCTGGCCCGTGGACGCCGAGGCCATGGCGGATCCCTTTCATACCAGTGCCGATGTGTGGATCGAGACGTACATTGTGCTGTGCTTCTTGCTGGGCAACGACTTCATACCGGCGCTGCCGGCCATGACGTTCAAAGAGGCGGGCCTGGAGAGCATCTTGCGTGCCTATGGACGTGTGCTCGCGTCGGCGGCCCCTGCTCCGCTAGTGGACCCGGAGACAGCGACGATCGACTGGCATACGTTTGGCTTGGTCCTCGAGGAGCTGGTGGCCGAAGAGGGCCAGCGCGTCTTCGAGGCGTGCCAGGCCAACTTGCAGCGCCGTTGCCATGCACGTACGCCGGAGGAGCGCGTCGAGTTCTTCCCGCTGCTGCCCGAGAACCGCGACCCGGTGGCCGTCGAGATCGGCAGCGGCAAGTGCAAGGACTGGTACACGACGTACTATGCGGGGCTGTTCAGCTGCACGACCACGCCCATTCACAAGCGCAACATCCCGACCTTGATCCGCGACAGCACGCGGTCTTATCTGCAGGGCTGTGCCTGGGTCTACCGTTACTACAAGCAGATGCATAAGGACCCGAAGTGGTACTACCCCTGGGGCTACGCGCCGAGCATTCGCGACCTGACCAACACGGTCAAGGCGGAGGGCGCGGCGTTGAGGGATCTGGTGGCAGGATGGAAGGCTCCTGGTGGTGCCAACGCTAACGCTGGCGACAGTGAGTGGGTTAAGCCCACGACACAGCTCCTCTGCATCTTGCCTCCGACGTCGCGTGCTCTACTGCCCCCTCGGTACCAAGAGTTCATGACGTCACCAAGCGACGGTTGCATGCACTTCTACAAGTCGGACTTTCACGTCCACACGTTCCTCAAGACGCGTCTGTGGGAGTGTCACCCGATGCTGCCGATTCTCGACGTTGATTGGATCGAGGGACGCGTTGCCCGGGCTTAGAGGAATACACAAGTACGAGTGACAACGCTGCCTCTTACAAATGCCCAC